CGACCAATCTCTCGGCGTCCGACCATGCCCGTGCCGAAGCAGCCCGGCAGGCTAACATCACCAATACCAACACGCCCGAGTCGCAGGTGATTGCGCTCACTAAACAACTCCAGACCCTGCAAGGCCAGTACGCCAATCTGGAAGCGTTTGTGAATGCGAACATCGGTAAGCTCACGGGTGGCACGCAACCGACCGATCCGGTGGATCAGCTGGATGCGGCGTTGATTCCCCCAGGCATCACGCTGAGCAACGCTAACCTGACGGCGACCAGCACCGCTACCGGCTGGCAGTCGGCGCGTGGTACCGCTGGCCATCAGGCAGGCAAGTTCTACGCGGAAGCCACGATCAACACGCTGGCTGGGGCAGTCGGCTTTGGCATCTGTAACGCCAGTCAGCTTAATAACAAGCAGCTTGGCACCGACACCAACGGCATGATGATCTTCACCGAGGCCGATGGCCAAACCGCGGGGATCTTCTACAACGGTGGCAACGCCCAGACGATCGGCACCACCCCGAAACAGGGTGACGTGGTAGGGATTGCGATTGACCTGAACGCGAAGCTCGGCTGGTTCTACAACCCGCAGACGCAACAGTGGAATGGTGACGTGATTGCCAACCAGAATCCGGCCACGGGTCTCGGGGGTCTGCCGCTGGCGGCGATTGCCGTACCGGGCGGTGCTGCGGGACTGGTCTACCTCGGCGTGTCACTGGATGCCAACACGGATGCAGTGACGATCAACGCAGGCGCGACCAACTTCGTGCACACAGCACCCACTGGCTTTAACAAGTGGAATACCGCAGGCTGAAGCAACAACGGCATAGAGGGAGGCTTCGGCCTCCCCTTATGTCCCTACTTTTTTAGTTGTACTTCAGGTTCGGGGCCATGATCGATTCGGTCGCCTCGATCGTGACTGCCGTCATGTTGCCCTTGACGTCCAGATCGCCCAACAGCTCAGCCTCGCCCTTGATGCTGATCTTACCCGTGCCCGACGAGCCCGGCGCAGTCGTCAAGTCACCGTTCAGGCCGATGTTGCCGTCATGGATCGTATCACCATTGTGGGTGGTTTCTGCCGTGACAGTTTCGGTAGTGGCTTTAACCGTGCGCGTCTCGGTGATTTCACTGGTGCTGTTCGAGGCGTTGACCGACCAGTCCTTGGTGGTCCAGCTAATCGAATCGTCGGCATGTCCGCTGATGGCTTTCTTGGTCATGTCAAAAAACGACCCATCCGCATTCTCGATGTGCCACTGATGTTGCTGGGAGTCCAGGAACATTCCGTTCCCGATGTCATCCTCGAGCTGCACCTTGCCGTTACCCGTATCGAACTGGAATGAATAGGCGTAAGGTTCGCCATTGGCCTTGGTGGTGATAAGCGTGATGGACTTCTTGTGCGAACTGAATTCCACATAGTACGTGTTGGTCTGGTCCGGGCTCGCGCCTTCGGCCGCCGTCGCGCTAATACCAAACACTACCGTCTCGAGCTTACGGTAGTTCAGGTCGTTGCGCATCGTGTTCCAGTAATACTTATCGGTGTCGCCGTACCGGTAGATGATCACCTGCTCGCCGCGCCGTACATCGGGCGCCGTCAGCCGGTTCGCTTGACCCACAGGCAGCCAGGTGGCCTTGATGGTCCCCGAGGACGTCATGTTGGTCTGGTACTGCTGACCCGTCAAGTCTGTGCCCTGGGTGAGGACCTGGTTGGCATTGGTGGAGAGCTCCCCGTCCACCATCGGCGTATCCTCAATCGGCGTAATTTCCAGATCGAAGGAATTCAGGGCTTTGTTCTCAGCAGCATGGCCCAGTGAGTACACGTGGAACTTACTGACGGTCCCCTGCGGGCTCTCGTGACCCGCTAGTTGGGCGGCAAGGTGGTCCATTTTCTTAAGTCCTGTTAAAAAACACACAGCTCAACCATCGTCTGACGACAGAATCAGGCTGTGCAATAGAAGGCTTACATGCTCATTAACTCATTAGAGCTGGTCGGATATAAGCGGATCGCGCTCAATGGGCACACCCGCTTTATGATCCGTCCGGCTGAACGCATTCAACTCATTCTCGGCACCAACGGCTCTGGCAAATCCTCCTTGGTAAAGGAATTGACCCCGCTGCCTGCTGAGCCCAAGGAATACAGTAAAGATGGCTCTAAAACCATAACGATTACTCACCGTGGTAACACGTTTGTGCTCAAGAGCTGGTTCTCGGAAGGCAATAAGCACAGCTTCCTGAAGAACGGCCAGGAACTCAATGACGGCCACACCATCACTGTGCAGCGCAAGCTGGTGATGACGGAGTTCGGTGTCAATGACGACATCCATGAGCTGCTGCGCAATGCGGTCCGTTTCCACACGATGGGACCGACGGATCGTCGCAAGTGGTTTACGATGCTCTCGGACGTGGACTACACCTACGCTATTGGTTTATTCATGCGCCTGAAGGAAGCCGCTACGGTGACTTCCGGTGCGTTGAAGATGGCCAAGAACAAGCTGGTGGCGGAAACCAGCAAGATCGTTACCGAGGAAGAGGAGCGCAAGCTCAGTCAGGAAGTTGAAACCCTGATCGCGGAGATTGAGCGACTGCAGCGCCAGCGCGCCCCGCTTCCACGACCCGTGTCGTCGTTTATGACGGAGCAGGAAGAGATTTTGTCCGAGCTCTACACCATCTCGGATAACCTGCTGCGCCACCGTGCCTCCTTCTTTGGTTGGAAGGGGTACGACTCGGTTGAACAGATTACCGAGGACATCGATGCGACCAAGCAAGAGATCGCCGCGACCGAAGCGCTCCTGAATAAAGCGGTGGAAGAACACGGCAAGCTGAAGGAAAAGCAGGACTTGCTCAAGAAGACGGGGGCGCAAGGTGTCGATGCGCTGCTGCGTCGTCTGCACCTCGCTCAGGAAACCCGCAACAAGGTCCTCTCAGGCCGCGTGCTGGGCTTGGAAGGCTTCAGTGCTACCCAGGCAGCGGGAGCACTCGAATCGGTCTACGGGGTGCTCTTTGCGTGCTTCTCGGAGATCCCTTCGAATGAGGATCGGCGCTTCAGTCAGACCAAGAATAACGAGAACCGTCAAAAGGTGCTCGAGCGACGTGACCTGATCCTGCAAAAGGAAAAGGAGATTGCGCACTTCGCTGGTAAGAAGCAGCACATGGAGTCGCATAAGCAAGCCGGGAACATCGAGTGTCCGAAGTGTCATCACCTGTGGGTGGTGGGCTATGATGCCGAAGTGATCCAGAAGTACGAGGCGGCGATTGAATCGCGTGGCGAAGAGATCACCAAGCTGAAGGCGGAGATCAAGGCACTCGAAGAGGAGATGGAGGCGTTTCAGACCTACCTCAATCTCTACATGGACTTTAACCGTTGCGTGAAGAACTGGCCTGCACTGCAGCCGTTCTGGGATCACCTCTTGCATCACGAGATGGTCATCAAGACGCCCCGCGTGGCCCTCATGCAACTCGATCTGCTTAAACAGGATCTGGTGCAAGAGCTCGCCGCTGAGCGACAGGAGCGGGAGATCGCTGACATCAAGGAACTCATCAAACAGGCTGAACAGCTCGGTGATGCGAACCTGAATGAAGTCACGGAGTCGCTGGTCAAGGTAACAGGGACGGTCGAAGAGCTGACGGGTAAGCTGAACCGACTGAATAAGCACTTGCAGCAAACGATGGCCTACCGTCGCCAGATGTCGGATGTGCAGTCGACCGGTCAGCGTTTGGAGCAGATGATCGGCCAAGCCGAAGAGGCCACCAAAGAACTGGTGGAGATGCTGCGGCGCGAAGCGATCCAAAATGCGATCAATGCTTTGCAACTGTCGCTTGCCCACAAGAACTCGGCCTTGCAGGAGATGAAGCTCCAGAAGGGTATTATCGCTGAGCTGGAAAAGACGATTGCGCAGTATGCCTTGCGTGACGAAACCTTGAAGCTGATGGTCAAGGAGATGTCGCCCACGGATGGCTTGATTGCGGAAGGGCTGCTCGGCTTCATTCGGCGCTTTGTGCGGGAAATGAACCATCTCATCAAGAAGATCTGGGCCTATCCGCTGGAGATCCAGCCTTGTGGGGTGGCCACGGATCGCGGCGCGGAGCTCGACTATAAGTTCCCGCTGATGGTGCAGGACCGGGCGAACATTCGCGACGACGTCAAGAATGGCAGTAGCGGCATGCAGGAAGTCGTCGACCTCGCCTTTAAGGTGGTCGCCATGAAGTACCTGGGCTTGGGCGAAGCCCCGCTCCTACTCGATGAGTTTGGCGCGAGCTTTGACCTGGAGCACCGCACCGCCGCATCGAGCTGTATTAAGAACCTGATGGATACGCAGCACTTCTCGCAACTGTACATGATCTCGCACTATGAAAGCGGTTACGGATCGTTTACCAATGCGCAGACCTGTGTCTTGGATGCCCGCAATATCACGGTACCGAGCGTGTACAATCAGCACGTCACTATGCAGTAACTTAATGAGGAAAGAGAAGAAACATGAACCAGCAAGAGATCATCATCCATCCCGAACAAGACGAGCTGTCGATGTCGCCGACCGAGCTACTGGAAAAGCGCCTGAACCGCGTGAACCTGGCGCTCTCGCAATTGCAGCAACTGCACATGAACACCATCACCGACATGCAGAAGGACGTGGTGTTCTCGCTGCACGTGATCGAGGCCCTGAAGGGCTTCCTGCCCGGTGCTGTGGTGGACGACGCTGTCGCTGCGGCCACGGCCGCCACTGCTTCGGTGGGCGCATACCGGCAGCAGCCTGCAGCGGCCCACGCGAGTGCTCCGACACACGGTCCGACGCCCGTCAAACTGCCGATCACACCCGCCAGTACACAGGCTAATCCGATCCTGCCACCGGTGCGCCATCCAGGTCACGGCAACATCAACGCGGCAGCGGAAGCGGCCAAGTCTGCCGTCGAAGCACTGGGCGAGAACATTCGCACGCACTTGCAACACCCGGCACCGGAAACCCCGGTGCGTCAACCGCGTTCGCTGCAAACCCTGCATCGTCCGACGCCCAAGCAAAAGCACGTGGGTGATCCGGGCAGCGAACCGGCAGGTTCGGCCGACTACCTCGGTCACTTCGTCGGCTCGGGTTCGGTGTTTGCCAAGTACTTCTCGCCGGAAGTCTACGTCCTCGGTCGGGGCTTCGTGAAACCGGGCTACGGTGGCTTCGGGGAATACGAAGAAGACGTGCTGCGTATCGCGCCTCAGCAGCTGCGCGAGTACGACTACCCGAGCGGCTTCTACACCGACGAAGTGACCAAGCTCTTGCAGTTCTATGTCGGCAACGCCAAGATGCAAGTGACGGTGAGCAACTTGCCGAATACGGAGATCGACGTGTGGGTGTCGTTCGCCCCGTTCAACGATCGTCAACACATCCGCTCGCTGAACCCGCAAGCGATGCAGCTGGTGTTTGGCACCGTGAGCGCGATCTTCAATGCCGGTGAGCGTCTGGCCAGCCAGCAGTAAGCCTGTGTTGTACCCTCGGTCATAAACCCCCGCGCCTATCCTCTTCGCAGGGGACGGGCCGGGGGTTTATGCCGTTATGACGTCGGCGCGCTCGTGCCGCTATCGAAGTCGGTACCGATCTTCAGGAAGAAGGCCCGCGACGGGATCGAGACTTCCTGGCTGGTACGGGCGCTATTCACGCAGTCCGCATTGCGCCAGTCGACCGTGTTGTAGGTGCGCTGATTCCAACGGTTATCGTACACCGTCAGGGCCCAACGACCATCTTCTTGCACCGACCAGTAATCCGCCACCTTGCCATGACCGTTGAGCAGCGGATACTTCGGCTCCTGGTTACTCACCAGGATGTTGGTGAGTTTACCCGTGTAGACCTTCTCCGTCTCGATGAAGACTTCCGGGTTATCCAGAATCACAAAGAACGACTGGCTCATCGTTGCATACGCCACCAGGTTCTCGTCGGATAAGAAATCTGCCACATTGATCTTGGACGGATCATGCGCATCACGATCAAAGGGTAGTCCCGAGAAGTCGAGGTATGGCATCGACTCGTGGTAACGCTCGAGAATCGGCAGGTTGTTAAAGTTAATGGCCACTGCCGTCGCACTGACCCGGAAGAAAGTCTGCGGATCAAGAATGTGCAAGTAACCCCCCAGCACCAACATTACGGTTTTATTCGTAATGTCCACGCCCAGATTCACGTACATCTGGTTGCGATAGGCTTGGTTGCTATTTTGCTTGTAGATCATCGACGGCGCAATGGCCACGTACTGCAAGCTGCCGAGCTTCTGGAAGTTCAGAAGACCGAACTGATTCTGCTTGGAGAGGTTACGGCTCACCATCCCGTTCATCACCCAAGCAGCGGTGGGGATCGCATCGATATTGTGGAAGTAACCATTGATCGTCACCATGCAGCTCTTGTAAAAGAGCTCGAAGTCGATCGAGTTCCCCGCAGCATCAGTCTTGGTGAGATACAGCCAGGTCTTCTCCGACATCGGCAACTGGGCGTCGGGCGCAGCGAGCTTATTGACGGGCTGCACTTTGTAGCCTGCGCGAAAACCATCTTTGTACTCGGCGTACTGGGGCTTAAGTGTCGGGATCGTGGCGGACGTCGGTAAGGCCGTGTCACCATTTTGGGCGAGAAACTGGTTAAAGGTCATCGACAAGCCACCATCGGCAGCTTGGATTTGCGAGAGGTCCAAACTGACCTGGCCGCTCACGAACGGATTGGTCAGGACTGCGTACACCTTCAGGTAGGTGGAATAGATCTGGCTCAAGGGCATGGCGCCAATGTCCACACTCTCCCATCGACCTGCACTCGCAAACGATTTACCGATAGCTGAGACTAACGTATACATGCCGTGGCTCCGGGGAAAAATCTTTTGAATACTATGATTGTAGCTTTGTTGTAGTCTTGGAAGATAGACTAAAACCTATAGAATATCGCCTTCACCCGCTGGGAGAAAAGAATGGCATTGAATTTGAATGACCTCGCTTACCCGTTTGATCCCACGGGCTCGCTTGCGTCGAACAAGATCACCAACGAGCAGCAAATCCTGACGGCGGTGAATTGGACCGATTACCAGATCATCGTGCCGCGCTATGCGCCGTTCTTTGACGCAAGTGTGAGCCTGACCATCACGGATGCACAAGGCAACGTCACTACGCTGCAGCGTGGTAAAGACTGGTATCCGTGTTTTGAATTTATCTCCGCCTCGCGCGCCTGCGCTGCGCCCATCTGGGGCGGCATCCAGTTTGTCAATCCGCTCTTGGCTGGGGTGGTGAAGGTCACCTATCAGACGCTCGGCGGCATGTGGACCCTCGATGAGCCGGGTGTCTCGGCGCTGCTCGCTGATCGTACCGCCAATCCGCGCATCACGGCGTGGGAACAAGTCGTGGACCAGCCGGTGATGTTCCCGGTGATCGATCACGAGTGGGACCTGGTGGACATGGTCGGCGCGACGGACCTGGTCAACGCCCTCGGTACCATCGAAACCGCGCTGCGTCAAACGGGCTCCACGGGTCTCGCGGCTCACTTGGCCGACTTTACGAACCCGCACCGGGTGACGGCCACGCAAGTCGGTCTGGGCAACGTGCAGAATTACGGCATCGCCCAAGCCGCTGACCTGGCGTCGGGTACGAGCAACAGCGTCTACATTACGCCGGGCGGCGTGACGACGATGATGAATGCGGGTCCGAACGCCGCGATTGCGGCGCACGCGGCCCGGACCGACAACCCGCACGCGACCACGGCGCATGAAGTGGGGGCGTACACGCAAGCTGAAGTCGACCAGTTGCTCGCAGGCTATACACCCTCCGGTGGCTCAGCCTCTGACACGCTGCTCTTTGATGGCATGGATGCAACGACCTATCGGGACTGGGCACTCTCCACCGGCGTGGCTTCGAACTCGTCGAAGTTTGGCGGTCAAACCCCGGCTGACTTCACGGCAGCTGTGCTCGGTGGGACAGCCGCGAACGCCAACCAGCTCGCAGGTCATACCTACGCCCAGGTGCTCTCGGATGCCTTGGCCGGTAAAGCAGCCGACACGTTCGAATTTAACGGCATGGACCCCGCCACGTTTGCCGCGTGGGTGCTTAACAATGGGGCCGCCTCGAACGCCCTGAAGGTCAATGGCATGACCCCGGCTGACTTTGCCACCTGGGTCTTGAATAACAACGGCCCGGCAGCGGACTCCGGCAAGCTCGGCGGTTATACGCTCGCCCAGGTGCTGGCCCAAGCTGGTTCGGGAGCAGGCACGGCTTTTGCCCCGCAGGTGCTCTTCAATCCGACCAGCAGCGAAGCGAGTTCGGCTTACTGGAGTGAGCTGGGTCAGATCCCGCTGCCGTCGGCGACCGACCCGGAACTCTCGGGCTACAACGATATTCGTTGGTTGCTCTCCGGCGGCGATTCGAATGGTCAACTGGTGTCGGGTGCTTACCTGATCTGCTTTAACATCCGCGGACCGTCGGGCAGTCAGGTGACGATGAGCGTCACCAACATGGTGACGAGCGATCCGGGTGCACAGTTTGGCTACACGATCGAGAACGTCACGGTGGGTGGCACGCCCGTGCCGACCATTCGCGTCTGGATGAAGACGGGTCCGAACCTGAACGCCTACACGGTGACGCAGCTCTCCGATGATTCGTCCAAGCTCGTAACGGATAGCCGGGTGTCGGTGGCGCCCGCCAGCATTGTCTACGCGACGACGGATCGGTTTGCGCTGGAGTCAGAAGTCGTTAGCATGGTGGACACGCTGACCACCCTGTTCAGCCAGCTGGCCGCTTCGATTAGCAGCTGATAAATAGCACGATGCAGCACACCTCTGGCTGGGGTCCTCCTGGCCAGAGGTGATTGTGTCGTTCGGACAAGATTAGGAGTTAGTAAACAAATGACGCCGCTTCTCATTCGGTATCCGCTGGACCCGACGGGCGTAAGCCCTAACAATCTGGTCACCGGTGAAATTCAAAACCTGACCGCTAACCGTAATGTGCGCGCGATCGCGCCGTTCTACGGAGCCTTCTTCACCGAGTCGCTGGTCATCACGGACATGGCGACCAACCAGCCGCTCACCACCAGCCAGTACTATGCGGCAGAAATGTACGAGCTGCCGACTGCGCGTTACGGCAAGGAGATCTGTGCGGTTATCCTGATCATCGACCCGACGGTCAGCAACCAGGTGTCGCTGCAGTATCAGACGCTCGGTGGTCCGTACGGGACGTCTGCTCAAGCGATTATCCAGCAGATCGAAAACCTGCAACTCGATACCCGTCCAGTAGCCTGGGGTGACATCCTCGGTCGACCGAGCGCGTTCCCGCCTGCGTTCCACTTGCACGACATTGGCGACGTGTACGGTTTCGAGTACCTGGTGCATGCGATTGACCGCCTGCGTGATGCGATCGAAGTGGGGGATAGCGCTCAGTACGATCAGATTTACGCGTACATCGATCACGTGCAGCAAGTGTTGCAAGCGGAAATCGATTCAGGCAACTCCGCTTTCAATGCGCACTTGACGGACTTCAACAATCCGCACAAGGTCAGTGCCGCGCAGCTGAACGTTTACACCAAACCGCAGGCCGATGCGATCACCACACCGATCAATACGGCAGTGACCAATCACATCGCCAACCGGAGCAATCCGCACGGCGTGACGGTCGGTCAGCTGAACACCTACGATGGCCCGACCATCGACACGAAGATCGCCAATGCGACCAATGCGGTGAAGATTGGCTTCACACCCGTGCAACAAGGCGGCGGGGCCAATCAAGGGTCCAACAAGATCTATTTGGGCTGGGACGGTACGCGCTTGCGCTTGCAAGTGGATTCGAGCGACCTCGGCGGCATGGTGTCGTACAACGAGTTGCAATCGAACGTCAGCAACCTGCAGAACCAGATCAACGCGCGGGTGGTGATCGGTAACACGATTGCTTACACCGGGATTAACCAGTCGGTGAATTTCTGGGACGTCACGGCTAACGGTACGCTGTATTCGGCACACGACATCTGGGCCTTCTGGTCCGATGAACGCCTGAAAGAGAACATTCGTCAGATTGAACTGCCACTGGAAAAGATCCGCAAGATCATGGGTATTCTCTATACCCACAACCAGTTGGCGCAGGACCTGACGGGCTGCGACAAGGAGACCGAGCACATGGGTCTGCTGGCGCAGCAGATCTTTGAAGTGGCTCCCCAGCTGGTTGGTCCAGCGCCGTTTGACATCGATCCGGTGACGGGTGGGTCAATTTCAGGCCAGCACTACATCACGATCAAGTACGACAAGCTCGTGGCTCTGCTCGTGGAAGGCATTAAAGCCCTGGATGTTCAGGTGCTCGACCATGAAGAGCGTTTGCAAGCACTGGGGGTGTAAACCATGACGATGCAATCTTCTGGCGCGATCAGTATCGGGCAGGCGATGGCAGAGTGTGGGATTGGCCAGCAGCAGTACGACGCTGCTGGCGTACCGATCTCGATGCTGGCAGGGGTGGGCTCAGGTTCCCAGTACGCCTGGTCGTATTGGTACGGAAAGTCGAATCTGACCACCTACAACAATGCGCTCTTCGCCCAGTATGCGATGTATATTGACCGCAACGGTTATCTGTCGCTTAACTTCCGTACTGGGGCCTATAACGGGTATGGCTTTAACGGGGATCACGGTCCACACCTGTCCTTCTGTAATCTGCAGATGGCCCCGATCGATAAGATCGCGCAGTACCGCACGGTGTTCTGTACGCCGCAAAAGTACGCCGGTCGTTCGAACGTGTCGTTGCAACAAGCACCCAACGCAGGCAACGACTGGACGGCGATCTTCTACAACGATGATAACCCGTGGGGCGGGGCGTCAGATGTCGGGGTGAATGTGTTGATCACCGCGATTCCTTAAAGGACTCACGATGAAGCTTAATCTGAACCAACCCGCTGCGCAGATTCTGCTGGATCTCATCTGGCGCAGTAACGGCATCTGGTTGCAACAGGACTACATGGAGTTCGACACGCCGGTCGCGATCGGTAATGCGGCTTCATGTGGTCCGGATACCTTGATTACGGTCACCGCTGATCAGATCGAGGATAACCGCTTCGAAGGCAGTCAGCAGATTCTGTATCGACGCCTGCCCTTGAATGAGGTGTTGACACCCGTGGTGTCGTTAACGGTTGCTGCCTTGCCGTTTAACATCGTTGATCTGCTCCCGGCAATTAACCAGACCTATCAGCTGCAACTCACCGCGGCCGATGTCGTGAATACCCAATACCCGGATCTCACCCAACCCGTGGTGTTGGCGGCGGCGCCTGAATCGCTCTGTTATAGCGGACAAGTGCAACTGACCGTCGTAACGGTACCTTAAAAGCCTTCAATTGACGTCATAGAGGCCTTTCCCGCCCCTCGCAACCATGAGGGTAGGGAAAGGCCTTATGCCGCTATGACAACGCCTCTGAGAGGCTCTCAGTGCGTTTACCGCGTTTACTGCGTTTGAGCTTCGAGCTTACGCTTGTCCTGGTCGTTCTCCGGCGGAATCTCGTCGGTCTCGGCCTTGGACGGCACGTTCGCTACACCCGCTTGTTCACCATTGGCTTGGTCGATGTCTTCGCCCGAACCATTGTTGCCTTCAGCGGTACCCGAGGTGGAGGTCGGGACGGTACCTTCTTCGCTGGCCGGATCAGTCGCATCCGCGCTGGTCAAATCCAGTGCGGTGTCGTCCGTACCCGTCGTGCCTGCGCCGTCTGCCAGTTCACCACCCAATCCGTCACCCGTGCCTGCACCATTTTCATCCGGGTTGGTGCCGTCGGTCGCGCCGGTGACGTTGCCGCCATTGGCCGTTTCTTCGCCTGCGCCTTCCGGATTGTCTTGGTCATCGGGTTTCATCATCGACGGGTCCCCAGCGGGGTTATCAATGAGGTCCACCGGGACCTTGCCGTCTTCGGTCGGATCGAGCTTACCTTGGGATTCGGCTTCGGCCTTCTTTTGTTGCTGAATGGCCTGGACTTTATCTTCCGTTTGCTCTTGGGTCTGTTCCTCCTGCTGCTCTTGTTGCTCTTCAGGCGTGTCTGCCGTGGAGCCACTGTCGTCAACAGGTGGTTCGTTCCCTGCTTGCGGCTTGGTTGCCAGCTCGTCCGGGGTATCGGTAGGCTGATCCACATCCGGTTGCTCAGGCTGCTCCGGCGGCGTACCCTCTGCTTGAGCAGCGTCAGCTTCGGGCTGCTCGGCTGGGGCTGGAGCCTCGTTCGGAGCAGGCGTCTGTGCAACGGTCGAGTCGACCTGCGCCGGTTCTTCAGCTTGAGCCTGTTGCGGCAGTTCCGCCGTCACGGGTTCTTGCACGGGCGCCTCCGGTTGCACTTGCAGGTTATCCGGAATGCCTTGATTGAGCGCCTGATCCAGTTGCTGCTGGGGAGTGGTCGCCGTCGATGCAGCTGGCTGGGGTGCGATGTCCTGCACGGCCGGAGCGGGCGCTTCGTCGCTCGCACTGGTACGGGCTTCGAGCTGTTGCGGTTCGGCCGTATCGTTGGGCAAAGCCGGAACCGCAGTCGCCAGACCTTCATCACCGGTACTTGCCGAGCCGACAGCCGGGGCTGCAGCACCGCGCGGCAAGAACTGGTTCTTGAGCAGGAAGAACTGATCGTAGAGTTGCGTGATCTGGTTCTGCACTTCCCCACCACCGGTGCGCCCATAGCCTTCAGGCAAAATCACATCTTCCAGCGGAATCGGGAATTCAGGAATCGGCTGTTCGCGGTTCTGCACTTCCAGATCGATCTTGCACCACTCGAAGAACCCGTCACCGTCAGGCTTGGGGAACATGTCGATTTCCCACTTCAGGTTCGTGCCGATAATCGGGAAGGTGTAGCGCACCTTGCGCATGCCTTGCGCGGCCAGGAACTTGAAGATCGTGAACTCGTCCTTATTGGACGGCATGGGCAACTCAATCTTGTCACCCTTTTCGTTCATCACGACTTTCGAAGTCCGCACGAACGAGGCTTCTTCTTCCTTGCCATCGAGCCAGGTCTTGCGCACGCGCATCGAACCCTTGCCCGCGATCTTCTCGCTCTTCTCGATCCGGATTTCCCACTGCTCGTGGTTTTCCTTCGACGCAGCCTGCTCGAGGTCGGAGAAGTTCACCACGCGCGCGTAGATCGTGTGCTCGATTTCGTTGACCGGCTGACCATTGGCGATTTCTTCCATGGCCAGATAGGGTCGACCGATCGGATTGTGCTCGATCACGACAGGCGGACTCGGGTACAGGTGACCGAACTCCTTGCGAAACGACATGATCAACGCGTCTTCGTGCGAAGGCGGTTTGTTCACGTTGATAAACGCATTCTCGAGGGCCAGTCGCATCAGTTGACGGCGCATTGTATTACTCCAATTGTTACACGCTGGTTTACTCTTCTCCGCCAGTGATGACGGTAAGCACTTCTTTGGCAGTATGCCAAAGGGCGACCAGAGCGGGGTTGTTGGCAGCATGACCTTCACGGATGGCGACCATCGCCGTCGCCCCGGTCACGATCAGGATGACAGCCGCGGCGAGCAGAAAGGCTCCCTTCATAAAGAAGATCTTCAGCTTGTGCTCTTCCTGATCCTCCGTCTCAGCCTCGGGCTTCGGTACTGGAGAACCCGGCAGGGGACCAGGAAGCTCACCGCTTGCTTGCAAGTACACATACAGCAGTTCGACTTGGTCTTCGGAGTCCATCGCGAGAATGGCCTCCTTCAACTCTCGTCCGGTTGACAGAGGCGTCATGTTTGGCAGCTCATCGACATGCGCAACCTTCTTGTTGTAGGCTTCTACCAAGACGTCCACCGGCAGACGTCCTGGCTTGTGATCCGAAACCGCTCGCGTGTCGCTGATCCCCTTAAGGACGCGTTCCACTAACATTGCTTGCCCCTTGCGGAGATGCCGCAAAGACGGCGTTGTTCTGCGTTTTCCAATCCTGCAAGGAACTGAGGTGACGATTGGCCGTGGCAACATTTGCCGTTTGTGCGTCGTACTTCGATTCCCACAGGTCGCTGCGCTGCTTCCAGGATAACGTGCCGTAGCTCGTTTGATCGGGCGGTGTTTCCACCGTGGCTTTGACGAGCAGTGCATCGGGCGGACCGATGTACATGTTCTTCAGTTCCGGCACACAGGTTTGCGCACACCCCGCCAGGCTTGCCGTTACCAGCAACGCCAGGATTGTCTTTTTCATGATGGTCTCTCGCTTCTTACTGAGCTTGCGGCAGTGCTGCGCACTTGGCGTCAGCGTTGTCAATGGCCGCACAATACTTCATCCAACTCCCCGTGAGTTGAACGGCGCTTACTTCGGCGTCACGCCCGACGGGCACAACGTCACCGGCTTGATCACTGGTAATGGTCTTCACCGGCACCACTGGTTTAGGCTTAATTGCGCTCGACACCGTACTCGTCGCCGTCGTCGCCGGAGCGACGACACTGGTCGTCGGATTGGCGTACTTCGAATCGATCTGTTTGGTCTGGTCTGCGACCCAGGCGTCGATCTTGCTTCCCGTGGCAGCTGCTGCTTGATCGGCCTTCACCGACGAAGCTACCACCGTATCTGTCACGGCAGCGGTACTGGCCTGCTGAACGATCGTGGTGGCTTGGCCTTTGATGACCACAGCGTCTGAACCGATCTTCTGGTTATCACTGAGCACGGTGTGATACTCGTGCACCGCGAACCAGCCAAGCAGTCCAATAACCGCGATAATTGCTGCCCCGATCGCGAGTTTGATTTGCCATGTGAGGGTGCTCATCTGTGTTGCTCCCGTAGGATTTTAAGTCGACAGTACGCCACGGCGAGCGCGTCGATCGAGTGCTCATCTAGCATCTCAAGCGGGACCGGTCCGTTATAGTTTAAATCCGGTAGGCGCGCGAGTGCTGCCTTGACTTCATCCTTCTTGGCGTGTGAGGTAGCCCCCACGGCCTTCTTGACGCTAGGCGGGTCGATCATAAAGAGCGACAGCCAGCAGTCGTATCGCCATAAGGCACTCCGGATCGCATCGACAGTTTCTGTCAATGCGCCGTATGCCTGAGGTCGAAATTGACTGTAAAACGGAGATTCTGATGCAACCAGGTTAGGACGGTAATACTCGAAGATTTCCACCAGGTTATCTTCGTGGGCTGCAATGCGCTCAGCCCGTGCACCATGGGTGTCGCCAAACCAGGTGTCTTTCGCCAGTTTCGACCCGACGAAAGTAAACGCAGTGCTCTCGATAATTTCGAGCTTCACTACGTCTACTCTCAAGGCACCCATTCCAAGTGTCTCACTGCCAGGATCGATACCGACGATGCATCCGATGGGGGATGCACCTTCCGGTATTACTAACATGCCTTAGCCTCAGCTGGTGGTAGTCTGCGAACCCGTGGTCGTGCCCGTCCCGGAGGTGAGCTTGTACAGGGGTTCCACCGCGCCACAGTCGACCACGTTCTCGACGCCATCTTGGCTGAAGTTCAGCGCATAGAAGGTGTTGATAAACGTATCCACTTGCGCGGCGATGACTTCCTTAAAGTTGAACGTGGGTTGCCCCGATCCACCCACTGCAATGACCTTGTCCGCGCCGGAGACCAGCGCAATCTCGGAAACGATCGCAGCGTTCGGATCACCATAAATGATGTTCGCGACGTTCAAAATTTCCGTGACGTCATCGGCCGTGAGCGTAATGGGCACCGGTGCCGAGGCCATCACGTAGTCGCCGGTGGCCACATTCACGCCGGTGGGCGACAGGGCTTGCGGGTTCGGATTCAGATTGGACGTGTCGGGCTGGAAGGGCGTGGTCGTGACCGAGCCATCCGCATTGATCGTCTTGTACTGCATCGATACCGCTACGCCCGTAAAGTCGATGCGCTTCAGGTAGTAGGCGATGTAATTGACGCCGTTGTGCGTTTCTGCCACTCGCAGACCGTACGCCGCTTGTTGGGCTGACGTCAAATCGTTGGTGGGTTCACGCAGCACAAACGGCAGGTGGTTGTAAAGCGCTGCGTCGGTCGTCAAGTGCTGGATCGGCTCAGGGATGTACAACCCGTTAGTGATGTTCAGCTTGTGACCGCCATTACCGATCGCAAAGTAACGGCAGGTCGGCAGCACCCCGGAGTTGGGCAGAACGCCCGGCTGCACTTGAAACTTTTCATTCAGCGTGCTGTTGGTAGCCAGTGCAAACGGCAGCCCCAAGAGCTGGCACGACTGCAGATAGCTGCCGTACACGGTGCGTACGATATTGTCCATTCTCTTACCTGAAAAAGGGTGGCACAGATTACTTAATCACACTATTTGCGATCAATTGGCCCGTGCTTAAAAGCCGTCGAGGTCGAGCTGCGGAATGACGTTAATCGTTCCATCGGGCTGGTGGTAAATCAGACCAGTGAGATGCCCGGCACGAATTACACTCGACAGAGTTGTCGTTTGGGTATCCGGCACTGTGGGCTGGAAGTCATTGCCCCAGATGTCCGTGATCTTTTGTTGCTCGCCTGCGGGCAGGGTCAGCCAGTCACACAAGCCCGGCACTACAATCGCCTGGCTGGGGTTAGGGGCAGCGCAGTCGCAGTCATGCATCCGAAAGCGCACCTTACCTGCATTGAGGAAGGTGTGCTGCAAGTTGCTGCTGACTTCGTGCCATGGATTCTTGATCGCCAGTGTTACGTGGTTGGCCATGGACACATGTCGATCATGGATCGGCGTGTACTTGGTCACCTGGTTCTCAAGCGAGTTCTTAAAGTGCGGGTGTTGATCGAGCGCCCGTACTCCCAGATCTGTGGCATCCATCTCGTTGGCCTGATGGCCGCGCGCATCCCCGACTCGAATCGCTGCCCACTCACCAGGCACAATAGTCGAATCGTTGATGGTGGACATGAATTGAATCGAGTAGCTCGAGAGCTGCTCCATCATGCCAATCATCGCCTTCTGGATGTTCGCGACGCTGGGCGTCGTGATGAGATCCTGACCCGTGGCGTGTGCGACGATTTCCGCGTAGAGCGAACCCCACTCGGTTTGTGTGAATGCGGCGACATCCAGGTTGCGCGCTGCAAACCAAGCCGAGTAGTTATCGCCCGGATCAGCGACGTAGCACAGATTGTCGCTCCACAACAGCGAGGTGGCGTTCTTCACATAGCCGCGCACTTCCATGTGTTCCTGATACGACACCAACCCGTCTTGCTGATTGGCTGCCGTATAGATCTGCTGACACAGGGTGTAGAATGCCTCGGTCGAGAGGAAAGTCGACGACGGCTTGATCAGCGGCATCAGGTCATGAATCTCCTGCAGCGTCGCACGATCCACCTTGCTCATGTCGCAGACCGCCGCCATGGCATCGACGCTGGGCACCGGCAGGCGCGGCACGCGCTGCGCGAACATCGGCGGGATCACATCCAGCGTAATCCCAATCGACGCGTTCAGCGCGTACCAGGCGAGACAAAACGCATCCTTCGCAAACAAGGGCACCGTTTCACCGGTAGCCGGATTGGTGAACTGGACTGCCGAGTTGTAATACCCGAGGCTCGAGAGCCACAACCAGTTGTTGACCAGGATCTCGGACAGCGGATACTTAACGCTACCCGTGTAGTCGATCATCGACGATTCAAGCGCCTTGGTCGGCAACTCATTGGAGAGCGAATTTTGCATCGCCTCCAGAATCTTCGGCTCGTAGTCGCCCTCGTACTTCTCATTGTCACGCGCAACGGGCCGTTCCTTGATCAGCATCTGATCCAAGCTAATCTCGTTGATGCTATCGAGGTTGTAGCCCAGATTGACCGGGTCGCGGGTGAACGTGATGGTCGGATAGAGATCCGCGGGCATCTTAGACACGTCATGGCGCATGGTGTACTTTGCCAGGGGCAAATTACGCTCGGTCATGATATGGTCCACGAGCCACTCGAAGATCTCCGACTGCCCGGCGTTACGCTCCAGGTAGTTGATGTTCCGATATAGTTCGAGCGACTGTTTGGTCGTCAGCTGGTCGAGGTACAGATCGAGCAGGCCATGACTCAAGAGGTACTGCCGCACGTGAAAGCTATGCGCCTCATTGGTCTTACAGGCTTCCAGGCGCAGCGACAAAATCACCTGCGGCAGCAGTGCGTACATGATCCCCAAGGTGAACGGGGTGTACATGTCGTCCGAGACCGTGTAGGCGAGATTCACCCAACGCGTTTTGAATCCATCGATCCAGCGCTGCAGCTTGTCGATGAGGCTGTACTCATTGAATTCGACCAGGCTGCTCGGGTAGGCCAAGATCTTCCCATCGGCGGCCGTGATGGCATCGTCGATGTCAACCGGATTCAAGATCCCGTTGATCAAGGTGACCTGGGTCGGATACTGAGCCACCAGGGCCAGATAGTCACGTTGGCCAAACTGGTAGGCCTTCGCAGTCGCGCGGTGCAGCGCCAGATTTTCGACTGTGAATTCGATCGTTTCCAGCGTGTCCATCGAGACGACATACATCATCGTGTCGGCGAAGTGATACTGGCCAGATAAATTCATATAGTAGCGCCACGTCGTGGGGTCCAGGTCATTGACCTGATCCACCCCGTAAACGCCGCTAATATACGTGTTAATTGCATCAGCCGTGGCTGACGACTTGACAACAATGTATCGGGCCAACGCGAGTACACTGTCGAGATAGACCTGATACTGATTCGAGGTACTAGTTGTCGCGGCCATAACGGCGCCCCTTATTTCAATAACATGCAGTCCTTGTTTTTCAAGGGCTATCTTTCGTTGAGGTTCAAATGTCCAAAGCGTTGAAGGAAGCCATTGCGCTTGCTGGCAGTGGCAAACGCTACTCGGCGATGTCCTTGGTTCGTCAAGACCCAGGCATGGCCGCCACCATCAGCAAGATGGTCCATGGCAAAACGCCTCCCCGGTACGACAGCTCTGGAAACATGACGACGGACAATCCGTCGATCCAGGCATTGAAGAACGTCTCGGATAATACGGTTCAAAACATCTCGGACGCCCAGACGGTGCTCCAGACGTTGCCGGAACTCGAACTGGCCATCCAGATCCTCGTGTCCTCGGTACTTTCACCGAAAGACATGATGACCGTGGAGCTGACATATAAAGCTCCCGAGAACCTGGTCCCGCCGGAAGTGAACACGGCAATGACCAATCGTGTTCGCGTCCATTTTGAACAGAACTATAAAATAAAGCAGGTCCTTCCTCGGATGCTGCGTGATGTTCTGGCTGAGACGGGCTCGTATCCGGTCGCGGTGATTCCCGAGAACTCGATTGACGATGTGATCAACTCCAATCGCAAAGTCTCGATGGAAAGCCTCACCGAGCATTTCACTAACGACGGCAAGATCAAGCCACTCGGTCTGCTCGGACCGGTCACGAAGAACAAGCCCACTCCCACACGGGCAGGGGCGGCGCTCTCGATGGAGTCGCTCGAGACGTTTAAGTTCGACACGACCTACAACACCAGCGTCACGTTGGAGAAGTCGTTCGATAACGCGGCGCAAGAGACGTACACGACAGTCACCGATAATCCGTCGTTGCTCAAGATCCCGATGATCAATCAGAAGATCCGGGAAAGTCGCGTGATGGACTTGCTGGGTGCCCGCAACGGTCTGTCGCGCAGCATGAAGCTCGCCACCGAAGCGTACGGCGCGCAGAGCCCGATCCATCAGGTGCAACAGCATAAGCCCAATGACCGCGAACTGGCAGGGATGATCTATCGGGATCGCAACTACCAGTATAAGCCGATCACCACGCTGAAGACCCAAGAGCAGCTGAATCGTCGCACGGTGGGTGCACCGCTCATCATGCACTTGCCCTCGGAAGCCGTGATTCCGGTGTTCGTGCCGGGTAACGTTGAGCAGCACGTGGGCTTCTTCATCCTGATCGATGAAGACGGTCATCCGATCCAGCGTATTGCCGACATCGACTACTACCAGCAACTGAACGCCCGGATGAATTCGGGTGGTTCGTTCCCTTCGGCCATGCTGCAAAAGGTCAAAGCGAACATGCAGGGGTTCGACAACACCAACAACGCCCACCTGGATTACTCGGCGCGTGTCTACGGTGAAATGATCGAGCAGGATCTGTTGGCTCGGCTGCGCAACGGTGTGTACGGTAACGGTGTGGCACTGGCCAAGCGCGAAGAAGTCTACCGCATCATGTTTGCGCGGGCGCTCGCTAAGCAACACACGCAGCTGCTCTTCATGCCGATCGAGTTCATGACGTACTTCGCGCTGCGCTATAACGGCGACGGCATGGGTAAGTCGATGCTTGACGACCTGAAGATCATCAACTCGCTGCGCTCGATGCTCTTGTTTGCTAACGTGATGGCGGCCGTCAAGAACTCGATGGGTCGCACCGAGGTCAAGATCAAGATGGACGAACACGATCCTGACCCGCAGAAGACCTTCGAGCGCGTGGTGCACGAAATCTTGCGTAGTCGTCAGCAAGCGTTCCCGGTGGGGACCAACTCGCCGATGGACATCGTGGACTGGGTGCAGCGCGCCGGTTTTGAGTTCGTACCGGAAGGCCATCCTGGCTTGCCGGACATGACGGTGGAGTTTGGTGAGAAGAACACCAGCTACGTGAAGCCCGATACGGAGCTCGACGACGATCTGCGCAAGCGCTCGATCATGGGTCTCGGTCTCACGCCGCAGTCGGTCGATGCGGCTTTCGAAGCGGAGTTCGCCACGTCAGTCCTGACCAACAACATCCTCTTGTCCAAGCGGGTGATGAACATTCAGGAAGTGATCGAGCCGCAATTGGCCGATCACGTGCGTAAAGTCATGATGAACGATGAAGAGCTCGTTCGTGATCTGCGGGCGATTCTGGAAGCGAGCGCCGATAAGCTGCTTGAACGTTTGAAGAAGCAAGACGAGGCCCATAAGGACGATCCGACCTATCGTTCGAACCTGGGTGGTCAGCCCAAGGAACTGGTGATTCAGCAGCTCCTGTACGACTTTGTGATGGGTCTGGAAGTCAGCCTGCCCAAGCCGAACAGTGTCACGCTGGAAAACCAACTGGCGGCGATGGACACGTACTCGAAGTCACTCGATCAGGGCCTCGACTACTACATCTCGACGAACTTCCTGACGTCGGACACCACGGGTGACCTCAGCAACTACGCAGGCTCGCTCAAGGAAATGGCCAAGGCCTACTTCATGCGTAAGTGGATGGGTGAGAATGGCGTGCTGCCGGAGCTCTCCGATCTGAACACGCTCGATGACGACGGCAAGCCGAAGCTCAACCTGTGGGACGCGTTCCAGGATCACACCAGCAACATGATCCTGAGCATGGACCACTTCATGAACGGCATGAAGCCGATCAAGGATGCAGCGGGGCTGAACAACGCCAAGCGTCAAGAGACCGACCAGAACAGCGGCGGGATGGGAGGCGGGATGGGTGACATGGGTGGCGGTAGCATGGGCGGCGACATGTCCATGGGTGGCGACACCGGTCTGGGTGGGTTGGGTGGCAGTGATGACTTTGGGGGTGGTGGTTTCGACATGGGCGGCGCAGGGGGCGGTGACGATCCCTTTAACCTCGGTGGCGGAGCCAGCACGACCGATGAATCACCTTTGAATCCGGAAGATGACAAGCCGGAAGATCAGGGTGCGGCCGAACCGCAAGTCTAAGACCAAAAAAAAAGAGCGTCATAAGCCCCCAGGCTTTCGCCTGGGGGTCTATGCCGTCTTTAAGACGTGTCGAGCACGCCGTTTGGATTTGTTATTATTGGCCCCACCGCACGGCCCCCGTTGTTCAATTACTAGTCACGGACCTTGAGCAGGTTCGCAGCCACCGTGTCCGTCTGTTCTTTCAACACCGGATCAGCAGGCGAGGCTACCGGCGCAACGCCACCCGGCCACAGTCCTGCGTCATCGACGTGGGCGATGGAACGGTTCATCCCACGCGGCAATTTAGATGGCACAAACACGTTAGTCACGACCCCGAATGCATCGCGAACAATCTGTGCACTGCCCTCCTGTACCGCGTCGAAGATCCGGTCGGCTTCTGCTTGCAGTGCCGCCATCTCTTCGTTGGTCTTCCAGCGCACCCCGCACTGGTTATCGAACACCAGATCCACCGGTAGGTTCGAATAGTCGAATGCCATTTCACCCCCGCCGATATGCATCCCGCGAATGAATGACTGAGCACGTACCAGCATCTGTTCACGCGTTTCACCGGTGAGCGGATGGATCTGCATCTGGTACTTGAAGCCCGACTCCAGCTCGCCGTTATGATCCCCGTTGTCTTGCCCCAACGGATGACCCAACACCACGCCACCAAATTCAGGCAGTGTTTCCAGAATCGGTGAAGATTCACGGGCTTGTTGGCTCGTCATGGCTTGCAGCGCCTCCCGGCCTGCTCGCGTCAGCTGGCTGTGAGCTTTCGGATCGAAAAGTGGCGTCGAGCCCGACACATGCGCGCCCGAGATACCGGCGTTCTGGATTTTCCGGTTGAGATGGATTTCCGGAAACTTCGGCTTGAGCGCAGTGTAGATGCGCACCACATCTGACGGCGTTACCGGTTGACGATCCCAGCGCGAAATAAATACGCCCAACTGCGGCAGGGTATCGTTGTCCTCGAACTCCCTCTTGCGGTAACCCAGGTAGCTCTCCTGCGCGGGTGGCGGGATAAGGTGAACGGTGCCGATCCGGAACTCACCAAGAAGGCTCACGAGTGCAGGTTCTTTGAGCATCTCGTCCAGCAAGGCCTGACACTTGAATTCCTGGAGCTGCAGGTATTCTTGCACTTCGCTCGACTTGTTCTGCATATCGAGCATGTGTTGCTTGGCGTATTTACGACGCACGATGCTTTTGCTCATCTCCTGCGTGAGCGTCGTGCCCACTGGCGGTTCGTCGTCTTCGGCGGCCTGAGCAATCTCCAGGAAGTTCTTCACGCTCTGGTCTTGATGGGCGTCACCGCTCAGTCGTACTTGACCTTCGGCGACCATCTCGTCACGCGTCTTGTGCGGCAGCAGCGCGGCGCTCGCGTTCAGGGCGTCGGGATTAGCTTGACGGGCTTGCTCCAGGATTGCCCTGGTGCTCGGACGCAACCGCAGTTCCGCTGGCAGCTTGGCCGAACCGAGCCCATAGTGACGCTCCATCACTTCAGCGCTCGAGAAGTCGCGCGGGGCATCACTAGCCGATGCTTCGGCTTGCGCGACACCCAGCTCCAGCGTACTGCCTGGATAAGTGATACGCGTCGGTTGCCAGCATCCCATTTCCATGTCGACATGTGCCGCGTTCTGATGGATCGGCGAATACTTCGTCGGCTTGGCCTGCCAGCGTTCCGTGCCTTCGATTCCGGCGTCGACCAGATAGAGGCGACCCACTGCGCGTTCCACGAAAGCGAATTCCGTGTCCTTGAAGACACCGTTGGCAATGGCGTTTTCCAGAATCTGCTGGCATTCTTCCCGTGGCGGCATGCCGTCATTGAAAAACGAGATCTGCTCGTCTTCCACACTGTTCTGGCGCAAGAACTCCGAGAAAGCATAAGCGAGTAACGTCTTACCGGTATGGCTGGCGCCGTCGATGGTGATGCGAATTCCTTTCTTCATCCTGTTCTCCTGAAAGCGTTATGTTAAGCGGTGGCGTATTCGATCTCTTGCAACAAGGGCCGATCCCCAAGCCGAAAGCCCGCGTTGATAATGAGACCCAGTACGCTGTTGGGCGTCGGCTCGCCCACGCCGTCGAGCCAGCGTTGATACTCGGCAGCCCCCTCGGTGTACTCTTGCGTGAGCTCACCATAGCCGAGCCAGCTAATCATGTCTGCCAGCGCCCGCTCCTGTTCACGGGCACGATTGTAAAAACGCGGCGCATATTCTTGCGAAGCTGAGCGCATAAAGCGCACTTCAAAGAAGCCCGTGAACTGCCGCGCCCGGATACGTACCTCGCGTTCAGCAGCTTCGCTGCCCGAAGTTGCGCCGAAGCGAATTTCCATATCACCCCACCCTGTCGAGGCATACAGCTTTTCCTTTACCGTGCCTAAGGGGAAGACCTTCTTCGAGATGATCTGGGAGTTCAAAGCCTCGATTAGCTTGACGCCGAATTCGTTACCAGCATTGGTGAAATCAAAGAGTTCCATTTTTATTCAATTAGGCCATAAGCGTTATAAGTAGACGAGGCGGCCGCAGCCACCTCGCCCGGATCACATTGCAGGTATTACAGCTTGCCCGACTGTTCGACGGCTGTGTCGTCGAGGATCAATGCTTCTTCGGCAGTGATACCTTCTTCCCCGAGACTACCGATCTCCAGAGTCGCCCTCTGGTTCTGGTTGGTCCATGTCACAAGCCCGTCAAGATTGACTTCAGCCGTATTGGGATCTTCCCGGCTAATGACCATCACGCTCGCGCTGAACATGTTTGGATTGGCCTCTCGCATGGCATCGAGCAACGACTGCGGCTCCTCGACGGCACCAGATTGGCTACTCCACGCACGGAATCCGGGCGAATCAGCAATGATGTTGGCTACAGCTACGTTTTCAAACCCGTAGGTATCCTTCAAACCTTGACCGATCGCCCGTCCTACCAGTTCCGCCGCTTTCCCATCGGGTGAAGATACGATGATGCTGATGGGTGCGTCCACCTTTCCTCCCTATTAATCGCGTTCATTCACCTCGTCGCGATCCAGCTCGAGCGCGACTTCCAGATCCGCAGCCTCGTTCGGCGGCAAATCCATCTCCACCTCGAGTTCCGGCTCCAGACAGGCACTCACCACTTCAATGCGACGATGGAAGAGCGCGGGATTCGCGTCTGCCATCGCATCGAGCAGCGACTTGCCTTGCTCGAAGTCCGTTTGCGGCTCGCCTTCGCCTTCGCTACTCACATCCGCGTTGTGAGTAACCGTGACGTTGGTGAAGCCGACGTTCTGAATTGCATGACCGACGACCTTACCGAGCGCCAGCGCGAGATCGTTGTTATCCGACTCGATGATGACGCTGGCAACGGCATCTTGTTTCTGTTCCATGTCCTTCCTCCTTGTTTTACTGCGTCGTTTACTGCACGATGACCGTAGCTGCTTCGGGTTTGCTCACCCGGATCGCATCGTTCAGACCTGCGCCGTCGCCAAGTTCTTCCTTGGCGTCTTCAATCATGTCCGTGACGAGATCCAGTGCCGCGCTGCCACCCGCTGTGGCAATGACGGCGATGGGTGCATCGAAGAGCTGCGGGTTCAGGGCCTTCATCGAGCCGAGGAGCGTGTCCGCGTTCGAGAGGTCCACATCCACACGCGTCGGATCGTCGCTCTTGTCGACATGGATCGCCACGTTCGTGAAACCTGCATCCGCGAGACCTTTATTGACCGCGACGGCGATCGCCTGTCGCTGGCTGATGTTGTCTGACGCGATGATGACACCCGCACCGCTGTCGTTCTTGGTTACGTCGTTCATAATGCGAGCAAATTCCTTCATGATACCGTTCCTGTTCGTGATGGGTTTTTGTTAGACGAGAACTTCGTCGAGTAGCACCGCTTTGGGCGCTACGAACGTGGCAAGGTCAATGATGGTGCCGTCTTTCAGACGACCTTGACCGGGCTGGAGTTCGGACGTATCGCCCGACAGTTCCGTTATGTCAATGTGGTCAGCCATGGTGCTTAGATGGGGCTCAGTGGCTTCCACAGGGTTCTCGCTATAGGGCATAGCGAGGATGCTCACCGGCCGCGCGAACAGTCGCGGGTTCAGTGCACGCATCTCGTCAAGCAGGCTCGGAAGCGCGGAGCGTTCGATCACCTTGCTTGTTTCGTCGTCGCGGCTGGCGATGCCAGTGTCGACATGGGTGAACCCCGATTCCTGCAGTTTGTCTTGAATCAGACTTGCCACCAGCTGCCGGGTCTGTGCGCCCTGTGCCTCGATGATGACATTGATTGCGTCAGGAGTCATGCCTAATCGTTCCTTGAAGGGCTCATAAGACGGAGGGGCCGAAGGCACCCTCCATCTCATGCTCAGTCGTCGTAAGTTTTACTTCTGCTGCGAGGGACCCACATGCGCCCAGATCGTGTTAGCGGCAATGAGAAGCTCTTCTTCGATCGCCTCGACAAAGAGTTCTTCGGTTTTACCATCGTGCAGCCACAGATCAAAGAATCGCCCTGTACCCGGTTCATCATTCCGATAGTACTCCCTCATCGACACGTACGGCACTTGCTGGCCCATACGGGTTAAGTCAATGAAGTAGAACTGGGTGTGTGCGTGACTGTCTTCTGACTCGCACACGTACATGGTTTTCAGCTGAATGCTCGGAGACTCCGAACGTACCGCTAACAGCTTAGCCTGCAGAATTCCCATGATGGCGTAGCCGAACGGGTTCGGTACGTTATCAGCCATCGGAACAGTTTCAGGAAGGGCAGGTTTCTTACGGGCGCTCATTAATGCTTACTCCGTGGTCTGGAACTTACGAGTCCGATGCAGTTCGATGGAGAATGCCTCGGGGTTCTTTTCGATCTCAGCCCACGTGGTGTGATCAGGCACCATTGCGGGCAGGGTGAGATTCACACGATGTGAGTCCCCATCGACTAAGAACATGCCGATCGCGCCTGCCCATTGTCCCACGTACACCTGCGGGATCTTTTCAAAACGCGCAATGCTACTCAGCTTGAGGAGCTCGCCCGCTTGCCCGAAGAATTCCACATTCACCCAGCCGGGTTGCAGGTCAAAACCCTCCTCGATCACGACCTTCCACCGGGGCTTACCGTCGGGCGTGTCCAGATACACCGTGGTAGTCCCGTAGGCGCTCTCAGTGGGCTCGCAGACGTCCGCAGCATAGCCAGTACAGTCGTAGGCACCGACGACGCCCTTGGCCAGCAGCGCAAGCCCACGACCGGCTGAGCACGCATCCTCCATTTCGAACTGATAGGACACTTGCGGCTGCAACTCGAGCCAGTCGGCATCCATCCAGAAACCGATCGGCTCGGCTTGCGTGAAATACGCCACCAGCGAGGTGACGAATTCGTCGGCTTCCAGATCGAGCTGACGACCTTTGCGATCGAGCACGGCCGATACATGCACGGGCGTCAGTTGGAGCACACGCAGATTGCCGCTCTTGATATTGAGCGTGCCGGAGAGTTCCATCTCCAGTCGCACATACATCTGTTCGGCCATCATGCGCTGCAAAATCGGCGGACGGGACTCCACCGTGGTCCAGGTCGCCAGCTCAGTCAGACCGATCACAAACGGAATGCGCTTGTTTTCGATCGCCAGCTGACAGAAGTCGGTTTGCGAGGACGGGGCGAACCGGGCATCCGCTACATTCAGCCCGATGGCCGAAGTCACCACCTTCTCACAGTCGGGCAGCTTGAACACCACCCCATAGAGCCGCGGGTTCGTCGGATCAATGCCCCAGCTCGAGCGGATCACTTCCTGCGCGACGAGCTCTTCACTGCGAGCGAGCCCCGTGAAGGGAATGTTCACGTTAAAGCGCAATGCCGATGTGTAGACCGAGATGTGCGGAGTGAGCGCTTCTGCTTCGCCGAGATTGTACTGATCATCGACAAAGTGGTAACGGTTAAAGGGGGTATGCAACGGTAGGATTTTCATTTTCTTTTCCCTGTCTTTCTAACCTGTACTGACTACGCTAAAAGCGAATAGTGGTCACACCACCCTGAATCTCGATGGCCTTGATGGGACCATCGGGCGGGCTCGGATTGGTGATCCGGTTCCAGGCCGCCTCATTGGGGATGTCTGGTTCAAACGCTTGCCGGGCCGTCTCCACCGTAATCGCGGTGGAAAAGATTTCGGGATTGAGTATCCGACACTCTTCCAAGAGCGTGGTCACATTCTCGGACGGCATCTGCTCCTTGTGATCCGGAATGTAATCGACGTGCTGAAAGCCTGCTCCTTCCAGGGCCCCAAACACCACTTCTTTGGCGACCCAGCGGGCGCGCTCTGTGCCGCCAGTGATCACGATGCTCATCGCATCTTCACCCACATCCAGCGGTCCCACCAAGTCCATGTTCAGCTGTGCCATGCTAACTCTCCCAGACGTCGGTTGCTAAATAGAGGTAAAGACGGATCAGGTAGTCGTGAATGGATTCCGCATTCACCCACAGCTCCGCTACTTCGATGTCGTCATTGCGCGCGCCGACGACATGACGCATCACTTTCACCCGTGCCATGCGCAAGCCTTCGCGCTCCGCCACGCTTAGGTAGCCTTTCAGTCCCAGCGGCTCTTGCCCGTCGAGCTCGCTGATGAGGAGTTCGGTATGGTGCTCGCGCGTCTCATCATCGTCCTTACGGGTCACGACGACATTCGTGAGCGAGTTCTGCACTTTGTAGCCGGTGAGCGCCTGACGAAATACCACGTACTGCGCGATCAGCTCCGCAAAGGGACGATTGCTTTCTACGGTCACAACACTCTCCTGGTTATCGTAAGGGCATAAACCGAGACAAGGAAAAAATTCCTTGTCTCGTTATGCGTGAGCCTTAGGCCCAATTACCATCCGTGTTAAGAAACACGTCTCGCTGCGCAGTCATGGTCATGGGTCCGTTTGGCCTGCTATCGATGAACAAAAAAGAAAGGCCTGGGGAGTGACCCCCAGGCGCTATGCCGCTTAATCCTTAACGGATCTTGCGGATCAGGTACGCATCACTGCCGAGATAGCCCGTGGTGACTTCGAGGACGTGGTCATCTGCCGTGCGGATGAAATGCCGGTAGAAGTTATCGTCGACGCCGCTCGTGGCTTGGAAGATGCTTTCGGCCAAGTTGTACAGCTCCGGCATGTCGCTGGTGATCAACGACGCGATCCGATCCTTCGAATCGAGTTCGAGTTCCAGCTCCACGGCCGCTGCGCTCAGATACGTGAACGTGTAGTTCGAGGTGAGGTACGTGAGCTTGGGCGGATGTTCCGGCGAATAATCGCGATCCATCAGGAGATTATCCGTGAGGGCCGCTTCATCGTCCGGATGCGAAAACTCCGCAAACGCTGCGCGAATGTTCTTCGTCTGGTTGCCCAGGAAGACCACCGAGAACGTTTCGCCGTACCACTTCTCGATCACACCCGGCAGATCCGCCACATCGGCTGCGAAATCATGGATGCGGATGTCGCCGATGGAGAGCGACTGCGCGAGCACGCGGTTGACCATCTCGGTGAGCTTGCGATTGATGGCTGCATAGAGCGGGCCATTCATCACGCCTTCGACCGATTTCATCATTTCCGCGAGTTCTGCGTAGCTCTTCGCTTGCGCGAACGATTGCAATGCCCCGCTTTCGTCCTTCAGCGACACGAAGGGCTCAGCCACTTGCGCACGGATGCGATACACATCCGGCACTTGCTCGCTGTCCTTCGTCACGGCCATGCACTTGAGCGTACCTTGCAGCCATGCCAGATCCAGCGTCGGCTCCAGTACCCACGTATCTTCCACCACCTGCACGAGCGGCTTCTTCGGCGGTGCCTCGCCCGCTTCCCCATCGCCGACCTTCTCGGTCAGTTCCTTCACCCCGACCGCAATACGCGTGAGCGTCTGGGCCGATTTGTTGGTATCGATGTACTTCGGTACGCTGCCGAAGGTGGTTGGGAGGCGATGCTTTTCACGGTCCATCGAAGAGTCCGTCCTTTCTTTCACGAGTTGGATGACAGTGCCGTCGGCCTGCTTTTGCAGATACAACAGACTGGTACGGGGGTTATACGCCAATGCATACGGCTGACGCACTGACGGCTTCCACACCAGTTTAGTGGAGTCGATATGTTCCGGCTCGTTACCGGCGGGTTTCGTTTCCACCTGCGCTGCAGGCTTGGCTGCGGGTGCGGACTCACTACGTTCGCTTGGCGGTACCCAGGACGTCTTCACGTTCGGCACGGAAGGCCCTTGGTTGTCACCCGGCTTCTTGTCGAAACGGCTCGTGTTAAAGCTGCCGCTTTCCTGGGCGGGTTCGCCATACTGCACGCCCCCAGAGAACAGGCCCGACGTTGCACCTTGGTTCAGAGAACCGGCAAACTGCCGCGCAGGAGGACGTTGTTGATTCCAGCCACCGCCCCCCTGGTTGCCCCAGCGCGACTGTTGCTGCTGGTTCCCCCATTGTTGGCCACCACCGGAGTTGCCCCATTGACGCGCGCCACCCCACTGATTGCCACCGCCTTGATTGCCCCAGCCCGCACCTTGACCGCCCTGCGGCGCGCCGCCTTGCATCATCTGCGCGTAAACGGGGCTATTCTTGAAAGCATTGATTTCGTTCTGGATGTCGTTGGCCATCTGAACGAGACCGGTGATATGCGCCTGCATCTGTGGCGGCACCCCTTGTTGCAGCTCCGCGTACTGCACCACTTGGTTTGCCACATACATCTCGACCATCTTCGGGATCAGCGCCTGCGCACCTTGCTCCGGATTCTGGAACTTGTTGCTCGCCAACCCGAGTAAGACCCAATCGACGACGCCCATCACGAGACCCGCAAACACCTCGTTCTGATAGCCGTTACGGGACACTACGTTGTACGCCATCGTCCGGGGCGGACTATTGGGCGCATTCGTTTGAAAATCGAGCGCGACCGCCGCCGAAATCACCGGCACCAAGTCAGCCATGAATCCCGGATACGGAAACTGCGGGACACAGGGCGGATTGTTGATGGCGATATTCAGTGGAGCGCGTTCTGGATTGTAAGGGTCCGCAGGCAGACCCGCATTTGACATAACCATGGTTTATTTCCTTTCCTTGTTTTTTGCTTACACTCGATACGTCTACCGAGCGCTTTTAGTGAGACGCACTGAATTGACGGACCCGACTACCGTAGGGTTTCAGCTTGACCTGGGTGGAGTCCAGCAACTCAATGAGAGCCGGGTCGCGCAGCACGACACCCTTGGAGTCCGTATGCAGATGCGGATTCAAGCGTGCATGCCCGGAAGGATCACTCTTCGGCAGATTCGCATACCCGCCGACTTCACACACCGAAATGTGGATCTTCTTCGTCGGGTCGCTGATTGCTGCGTTGTCCTTCCGCCCCGTTTGGCGACTGGAGCTCGTTTGCGGCACCAACTGGGCGGTCGTTTTGAACGCCTTGTTGTCGCCAGGACACGAAATCGTCGAAACCTCACCGTGCTTCTTGGTGATCGAGTACACCAGACCGGTCCGCAGCGTCTGGTTCATCATGGTCGTGATTTCTTTCGTGTTCAGTTCCTTCTTCGAAGCCGCCTTCAGCTTGAAGTAGAACTTGTTGATTTGCTTGGTGATTTCGTCCAGCACGTAATACAGCACCGACAATTCCTTGTCGTACATGCTACTGACGTGGTCACGCGCCGCGAGAATCCAGTCCTGGAAGTTCTCGAGCACAATACCGAAGAGCTGGTAAATGTCCTCGATCGGCATCCCGATGTCGCGGAACTTGATCTTCATCACCTCATCGATGTACTCATCCAGAGAGCGGATGTGCTCAGCGATGTCGTCCTCCAGCTTACCTTCCGTGATATTGCTGGAGAACAGCAGATGACCCATCAGAATCATCCACAATGCACGCTCCCGAGGCTTGGGTGCATCGATCGTGCCCAGATACTTCGGCTGGACGCGGCTCGGGAAGTGATCGACGATGTAGAAGAAGCCACACACCAGGTTTTTGACCATCGGTGTATATTCTTCCCGGCGGATAGCCAGGCGAATCGTCGTCGGCGTATACTGCTTGAGCGTATACGTGCGTGCAGGCCGCGTGTGGGTATTGGTCTTCACGATCACCCAGTCGCTTGGCGGATACTCCGCTTCGCTAATGGTGGTCGCATCCCCCACGATCGGCACCGTGCCGCCGAAGCGCTGGAACATTTCTGCAAATCCATACTTACACAGCAAGTAGTGAACGAGCGTGGTGTTCGCCTTGATGACCGGCTTGAGCTTTTGCATCTTCTGGTTCTTGTTGTACACCAAGGACCAGGCCACATGAACGGTCTCACGGAAGTCCCGCCCCGTGACATCGTTCGCGAGGTAATGCTGCTGCTCGCGCTGGAACGTCAGCTTCGCGCGGATGAGCTTCACGAAGATGGAGTCCTCCCCCTTCGAGATCACTCGATCGGCCAAAATCGGCGAGATCACAAAGCGCGACCCGCCGAGATAAATCACTCCAGCATCCGACACAAACGGGAGATACATGTAGCGCTTGATCTCCTCCGTCTTACCGTTCTTGTCGGTATGGCGGAAGATGTACTTCATCATGTAAATGTCCGACCTGGCCACGTCGAACATCCGTTTGTTGTTCTTCTTCCGAGTTGCCTCGTCGAATTCCTCCTGTGGGGTGCAGCGCTCTCCTCTCACATAGGTGAAGCCATCCGGAAAGCCTTTAGCCACGGCTCGGAATACCGAGTCAACCCAGCCTTCAGCTTCCTGCATGTGCTTCTGTGCCAAGCCGCCCGCCAAATCCGGATTCAATTTGGGGGTGTGTTGATCAATTAGCCGAGAAAGTTCGCGGTCCATTCGCTTTGGTCAATCCTATCAATCTTGCGCATTTAACTGCATCCTCTTAGCGTCCTTAGCTGCTCTTGCCGAACAGTTTCATGACGATTGGGATGGCTGCCCCGATTCCGACTATGATTGTCGGTAACATCTTTACTACTTCACTGCGGTCTTTCCTGTCCAAGCTGCGCTCTTCGTAGCGGTCCTTCATCCTCAGCTTCTCAAGCGCTAAAAAGTGCTCGATACGCTTTCTCTCCTCTTCCAACTCAGACTCTCGGCGCTCGCGCTTAAAGTCTGCCTCCTTCTGAAGAGCTTCGGCGTGCTTCAGTTTGAACTCCCACTCACTAATTTCTAGCGCATGCTGCTGCTTCAGCTGATCATTCTCTCGCCGAAGGTGAGCGGTGGCGTGCTCGATCTCTGCTAACTCCCGTTTCCGGGCGCCAGACAGATCGCCCAAATGCTCGGCCTCCTCGTAACTCTTAAAGAGGCCGTACTGGTCTTGATCCGGGCTATCGAGCGGAAGGAACTTGACTGTGTACTCACCGGGCTGAAAGACGCCTGTGTCCGGTGTGCTTGAGCCAATGTAGATTCCATTGCGTCGGGTCGGGTCACGAATCGGTCGAACACGATACACCGTGTTCACGATGTTCAGAAAGCGGTCACCGAACCTCCCGGTGTTATCCACAATCTCCACACAGTAACCGAAGCTTGACCCTCCTACCCGTACTGGCGTGTCCACCATCATCTTTGCATTGCGGCCTGCCTCGCTGTAGGGGTGTAACGGCGCGGCTTGCACACTTAGCAAACTGATCACCAAGTCCGATTCGTGATGATACACGCTTCGCCCGTGGCTCTTAATTTGCTCTACACTGATTGGGTGGTCCAGTATTAATTTTGCAGGGGCATAAAACCCCTGTTTTTCGTCAGATTCCTGGAGCGCTTTCTTGAGCAACTGCAGCTCTTGAGACGAACGATCATCAACTCCATTTAATACTGCGCGCACGTTTTCTTTTACTTCTGCAGAAATCGCCCACTCAGCACGTATGACAAAGCCGCTGCTGCGAAAGCTGGGTTTAGGGGGAATGGAGACCCTAAGACCAGACCTTTGCACCACCGTGATTGGCACACTGGTGTTGTTGATGAAGGAGACCCGACGACACGCATGAATCAAATTCCCGCCCCATGCCTCGCCCACGGCGTCGCCAGGCGCGACGTCACCGAAGAACGTCGGACTGCTCATCGGGGGATAAGACATAAGTCCCTCTACTGCGTGAAAGTTAAGCCGAGTACATCGCATCTCAGCTGGCCTATTCATTCTGATGCCAGTAGAGTGATATATCGCTGAAGATTCTTTGAACAACGGCATAAAACACCCAGCGAGGGTAGCTGATTAGGCTACCCCCACCTTCGGAGACATCAAGGAGTTCCGTTGCCAGTTCCCCTCAATAGATACCCTAACGCAGTAAGGAATTACGGCCAGTAGTTTTGACGTCAGCGACTCACCTTCTGAGCCGACGGCATCTTCTCCCATGGTGTTCGAAGCAACGGCATAAAGCCCAGGTTGCCCTGGGCCTCATGTATCTTTCAAAGCGGTGCTGCCCATGTTCCCATGGGTGTTGTGCCTGGCCATGTAACCACAGACAGCATAAATAGACCTCGCCTGGGTAATCCCAGGCGAGACCTACACAGCCCCAACAGCTGCACCGACGCATGGCTCAAGGCTAACCTGAGTAGATCTGAAATCCACCCAGGTCAGTTACATCAACCAAGCGTGTTCTTCACGACACCGAGCGCATGTTGACAGCAACCTTCGCCGTCACCACGCTTTCGATACCGCTCACGTCGATCGAACCCATGATCGGCAGGTTCACGACGTGCAGGAACGACGGCTGGACCGTGATTTCCTTGCTGTTCGCGCCGTTGCGGTGCAGCGGGAGAATCAGCGTCAGTTCCGGCTTCCATGCCATGTTGCCGAAGTGCATCGGATTCGGCACGCCTTCCTTGCCTTCACCGAATTCGCCGAACGACATGCGGATCTTGCCGCGCATGTTGATGTTCAGCGTCGACACGATCTTCACGTTGAAGTCGTTGCCGAGCGTACGGAAGTCGCCCGTGACTTGCAGGTAACGCGCGATGACCGGGTCCGTACCGATGATGACGGTCGGCGTAGCAGCGATGCCGCCAGCCAGTGCGTCAGCCGCAGCCTTGTAGCCCGAGTCGCGGTACATGCGGTAAGCCATGTCGCGCAGGATGTTGATCAGCGAAGCCTGGATGTCGGCCGCACGTTCGTGCGACTTGATCGAGTCCACCACCGCCGGTGCGCTGTAGTCTTGGTGCTCGTAGAACGGAGTCACCAGGAAACGCGCCACGCCGAGGATTTCCGGATCGCCTTGATACAGACCACCGTTGGCCGTGACCAGTTCCTTCAGCGCCGTTTCGACGTCCAGCAGCTTCGCCACTGCAGCGTTCGACGTACGGATGTGCGTTGCCGTGATCAGTGCAGCCAGATCGCTTGCGTCGTTCTGGTCACCCAGCGTCAGCGGACGCGGAATCGTGATCGGCGACAGGAGCGGCACGCCGTAAACCATGTTGTAGAACGTGAGGTCGAGCAGCTGACCGCGTTCACGACGGTTCGTGTTCGTGCGACGTGCGTCGAGGTCGTAACCGACGATCGAAGCACCAGCCAGCGCGGTCATGATCGTTGCGCCAGCGCCCGTGGTCTGGTCGACCAGGTTGCCGTCTTCGTCACGGATTTCGTACACCGACACTTGACCAGCCGACAGTTGCGTGTCAGCGAGTTCGAGGTTCACGTTACCGAACACTTGCACCGACAGCTTGACTTCGTAGTTGCCTTGCACGATCGGCGCGAGAACCGACGAAGCCGAACCGTCGGCCTTCTTCGTGTTCACGTTCAGCACGAGCGCGTTGCTGATGAAGTTCAGCGTCATCAGACGGTAGTTGTTCTGCACCGAGTACGTGAACGTGCCCGATTGCATGTTGGCAACCGACTTGAACTTGATGACTTCGGCCGAGCCACCCGAGCCGACTTGCAGGTACAGCGAGCTCAGCTTGATCGCCGGGTCGATTGCGTCGGTCGAATCCAGCATGCCGGTTTCGAGCAGCGCGTCGGTTTGCGAGATGCCGAGCAGCGAGAACGACTTGCCGATCGCGAGCGGCGCCGTCTTGATCGACACGCCTTCGTATTCGATGTCCGCAGCCGGAACCAGGCTCGAGCCGACGAAGTTCGCAGCGCTTTCCGGACGGTAGACCGGGACGATCTTCGAGAGGTCGTTGCGCAGGATGGTCGGGTCGATCAGGGCCTGGATGATGTTCTTCTTGCCGAAGTTCTTGCTCAGCGCGCCGTCGATGGTGCGACGAACTTCGTCGTACACTTGCACGAGGCGGATCGACACGGTGTAACCATACTGGTCCGGCGTGACGACGACGGTCGGGAAGAAAGCTTCGCCGAATTCGTCTTGACGTGCAGCTTGCAGGTTGTACGCCACCGAGTACACGGTAGCCGACTTCGTTTCACGCTCGTCGTATGCTTCGAGCGCCTTCGACTGGCGATGATCCATCGCGCCATTGCCCATCGCGGGGATGAACGTGTGGCCTTCGAGCGAAACCTTGCGTGCGACCGGTGCCTTCAGGAAGCCAGCCATGTCGCCCGCGACGATTGCCGCGACCAGACCTGCTTGCTTCTGCGCGACGGTGTGCTTGCCCTTGATCAGGCCGTCGTTGGCGTTCAGTTCAGCCGCGAATTGCGAGCTGATCGATTCCAGCGAGGTCTTCAGACCCTTGACCGAGCCTTCGAGCTCTTGTTGCGTGACGGCGTCGAGCGACTCCATCGCAACCACGGACGATGCCAGGCGCTTTTCGATGTGCGGGCCGCTGCGGTTGACAGCGTGTTGGACCTTCGCAACCAGCGAGTTGATCGTGCCGTCCTGGCCAGCGTTGCCGATTTGATACAGTTTGGAAGACATCTTTTGTTTCCCTTGAGTTAAACGAAGTTGCTATTGGGGCTGAAACCGTTTAGGCCGCCACTGCTACTTTTTTCTTGGACAGCAGTTGCAGCCAACGCTTGAACCAAGGTGTTCGAGCCACCTCGTTAGGCGGTGTGTACACATACAATGCTTTTAGAATTGCTTCCACCGTAGCGAGGTAGAGCTCATCGGGAGCACTGGCAGTATAGAAGCCCGGACTAATGACCATCGCGCCAACGGCAGGAGCTATGTCATAGTAATTAAAAGGTTCACTGTGACGCTCGGTGCGACTGTCTTCGCCAAACAAGCGATCTTTCGCGTCCTTGACGAACGACTCATCGCAGGTTAGCGGGATGACCGTGTTCTGGTAAAAGGTTCGGCTCTCCTCCGTACGAAGTGATTCATACCACGCCTGGTGGATTCCCCAGGTCCCAATGTGAAGATCACCACCCACAAGATGGGTAGCAAATTCCTGCACAATCAGGAGGCCAGCCATATCAGCGGGCGCACAAACACGACGGATCTTCTCGAAATCGAGCATGTCCGCCAGGTTCATCTTGTTACGATGAACGGAATCGGCGATCCAGTAAGGGACCACCACAATCTTTTTTTCGGCCACGGTTGATGCTCCCAATGATGGGTCAGATGTTAATTTTGAAGCCGTGTGCCTAGAGTATGTACAGGGGACGAAGCAGATCCCTCGACAGCAGGCATACGCAAGAATTCCTTTACCCGAGATTAGTCGTTCTGCCACAACATAATCATTTTCATAGAGATGATAGTGGATGACGGGGACCAAGCCTCTTGGGGATAACTACCATTAACGCGCAGAAATGAATAACCGACTCCTTTTGGTGAATGCAATCACCCTGCTTTACCGCGAAAGTCAATTGCCACCGACGATGGAGCGTAGCCAGAATCTGGTCCGCAACATTGTGTCCACCATCAAGATGCCTGAGGTGAACCTCACGCTTGATCCTGAAACCGAGACGCTCGCGGGTCTAAAGAGCTGCGCACTGGCAATGTGCGACACGCCCCAAGACCATCAGTACGAGCCGCTCGAAATCATGCAGCGCATGAAGGTGGTCTGTGGGGAAGACCAAGCGATGTATGAAGCGTTCGAACAAGGTATTAGCTCGGAGCTGCAAGAAGGCTCGCTCAAGCGTACCTGCCTGAACATCCGTCGTACGTTGCAGAATTACTTCCGGGAAGAGAAGGTCAAAGAGATCCTGCACCGCGCAGGCGTCGCGGTGAAGTTCAACCGTGAGAACATCACGGACATGAAGCAGTTCGTCGCCGAAGTGTGTGCGGAGCTCGAACCCTATCAGCAAGACGCGGTCACCAAAGATCCGGCGATTGTCTCGCACGTCTCGTTTAGCAACCTGGACTCGATGGCCGAAGTCTTTAAGGACATTCAGCAAGAGTCCAACGGTAACTCGATTCTGCGCACCGGCTGGCAAGGGATTAACCGCATGTTGCGCGGGGGCTTTCGCCGCGGCGAGCAGGTGGTCATCGGCGCCCTGCAGCACAAGTACAAAACGGGCTTTACGCTGTCGATCTTCAAACACCTGGCGCTCTACAATGTGCCGGAGATGATTGACCCGTCTAAGAAGCCCTTGCTGTTGCGGATCTCGTTCGAGGACGACATCAACAACAACATGCGTTTCCTCTATACGTCGCTCAAGGAAAACGAGACCGGCGTCGCGGTGACTGATAAGGAACTGGAGGGGGCGGACCCGCAAGAGATTGCGGCGTATGTGAAGGAGAAGATGGGCGTCAATGGTTACCACATTGACATGCTACGGGTGGACCCGACCAAGTGGTCGTACATGGACATCTGCAACAAGCTCATCGAGTACGAGGCCGACGGCTACGAAATCCATGCGCTGATCGTCGATTACCTGTACATGGTGCCGACCACGGGTTGCTCACAAGGCCCCGCCGGTCACGACGTGCGCGACATGTTCCGCCGCATGCGTAACTTCACCAACCCGCGCAAGATCACCTTTATCACCCCGCACCAGCTCTCAACGGAAGCTAAGCAATTGGTGCGCGACGGTAAGACCGACTTCGTGAAGGAAATCGCGAACAAGGGTTACTACGCAGGTAGCCGTCAGATTGACCAGGAAGTGGATCTGGAACTCTACATTCACATTGAGATCGTGAATGGCCAGTCCTGGCTCACGGTGCAGCGCGGTAAGCACCGGATTGTCGGACAGACCCCGTTGATTGATCAGTACTGTGTGCTGCCCTTCCAGCCAGTGGGCGGTATTCTGGACGATCTGAACGGGCCGGACACGACTCGCCGTAAGGTGGGCGGGGGTCCGATTGGTAGTAGCGACGAAACGCCGTGGTTCGCAGCACTGGACGATCCTTTGCAACTCTAATTCTTTCCCCTGTAGTACCGCTAGGTGTGACACTTGGGTCTGACCAGCCCAGGTGTTGCCCTAGCCTTTTATGCCGTTCCAATGTCACTAAAAGAATCGAGCCGAAATAGTTATGAATCCATTTTTGGTCCGCTAACTATACAACGACTCTCAGGGGTGCAAATGTTTTCTGGTTTTAAGCGCCTAATCGGTTCCATCGATGTCTTCGAGGATGAAAAACTCATCCATATCGAAGGCCTCCCGGCCGATGTGATTGCCCGCGACATCACGAAGATCTGGTCCACCAGCAAGATCGCGATGTTCATGTTCACCAAGATGGGACGCTCGAGCGTTTCCTTCAACAAGTTCTTTGCCCCTGACGTCGTCTACACGTTCGAGACGATCATCAAGCTGCGCAGCCGCAACTATAACAACCGGGCGCTGCAAAAGATCGTCGATCTGATGTACGAGAACACCTGGTTGAAAAGCGTTCGGGAAGAGACCCGACCTGACATTCTGGATTTCAGCCAGCTCGATGAACTGAATGTGAACCTGCTGCCCCATCAGGCTGAGTTCCTCCAGCTCTATAACGAGATGGTGCCGCGCATGAAGCTCAAAGGCTATGTGCTGGCAGCTGCACCTGGTTCAGGCAAGACGATTAACTCGATCGCCCTCGGCTGTGTACTGAACGCCGATGTGTTTATCGAGCTGGTCCCGAAGCCCGCGGTGGACGAGGTGTGGGACAAGACGCTGCGCACGCTCTTTAAGAAGCCGGAGCATCACAAGTACTGGACGACGCTTTCCGGTAAGCCGCTCGAGTGGGGCTATCGTCATTACGTGTTCCATTACGAGCAATTGCCCAAGGCGATCGAGTTCTTCAAGCAACATCAGCACAAGCTCCGTAAGCCGTTCATGATCGTGGACGAGTCCCACAACCTGAACGAGCTCGACAGCCTGCGTACGAACCTCTGGATCGATCTGTGCAAGGTGACTGGCTGCAAGCACGTGCTGCCGATGTCGGGCACACCGATGAAAGCCATTGGTGCGGAGGCGATTCCGATTCTCACCGTGCTATGTGAGGACTTTAATCAGGACGCCCAGTTGCGTTTTAAGGAGATCTTTGGCAAGAACTCCGTGCGGGCCAATGACATCCTGCGTAACCGCCTTGGACAGATGATGTACAAGGTCGACAACGTGGTGGATAACAACCGCAAAGAGATCCAGAAGAACGTCGAGATGCCCAATGGCGGTGTCTATACGCTTGACGCCGTGAAGGACGTCATGAAGGCGTTCATTACCGAGCGCATGGCGTACTACAAGGCGAACTTCAAGGGCTTCCAGAACATCTACTACACGGCCTGCGGGG